GTTATTTGCACCTGTTGAAGTATCCCTTAGTGTACCATCTCCTATTGCCGTATTTGAGCTACCACTCGTATTGTATTGTAAAGATGAATTACCAAATGCTGTATTACTACTTGCAGTACTGGTATTTAAAGCATAATGCCCAACAGCAGTGTTACTGCTTCCAGTCTGATTAGAGCCTAACGCATTTGAACCCATTACTACATTGTTACTACCTGTTGTAATTGCATCCCCTGCTTGATACCCTACTACTACGTTTTCAGAACCAGTAGTGTTTGCTGATAATGAATTAAATCCAATAGCAGTATTAGCAGATGCTGTGGTATTGGCATCAAGAGAGCCTTTACCAATAGCTACATTACTGTGACCTGTAGTGTTTACTTGAAGTGCAGATTTACCGATTGCTGTATTATTAGATGCTGTTGTATTAGAAAGTAATGCCCATTTACCAACTGCAACATTTTCTACTCCAGTAGAATTGGCATTTAATGCTTGATATCCTATTCCAGTATTTCCAGAAACTGTATTAGCTGTTAAAGCATCAGCACCTATTGCTGTATTATGATTAGCTGAAACATTACTATCTAAAGCAGTATTACCCAAAGCCACGTTACCTGTACCAACTGGATAATTACCATCTAGCTTGATTGTGCCACCATCTACTGAGAGGTTACTTGATAATGTAGTTGCACCTGTAACCCCAAGAGTACCTGCTATTTGTATGTTTGTGTCAAGTTTAGCACTTGTGACTGCATCGTCAGCTATGTGAGCAGTATCAATACTACCATCTACGTATTGGTCACTATCTACAGAGTTAGCTGCCATTTTAGCAAGTGTTACATTTGCATCTGTTATTTTAGCTGTAGTTACTGCATTATCTGCTAGACCTGCTGTTGCTATCTGCGGTCCTTCACCTGTCGTACCATCATGTGAGTGCCCACTTGAACCATTAAACGCTGCCTGTACCGCATCAAACTCTCCATCAAGGTCTGACGCATTGATTACGTTACCATCAGCTATATTGTTTGGTGTATCATTTCTTGTATAGCCTGTTCCCATTTCTTATCTCCTAGCGTTAGTAGAATACTGCAAAGTTGCAGCATCAATAGTAAATACAGCGTCTATTGTATCTCCTATAGTCTCATACAGAATAGACACTGTAAAACCTGAACCTATTGTCTGCAATTCGTAGATTGCTTTTTGTTTACCTCCGTATGAGGATGTTCCGTAAATTCCTGCACCATACGAAATCGATGAAGCTGCAAGGTTTGAAAAAAGTAGTGAATTTGGCTGAATAACATTCTGTTGGTCAAAGTCAAATTTAAGAGAATACCTAATATCTAATTCCCCGTTCACGTCTAAATATGTTATTCCTTTGTATATAGTTTTACGAATAGTCGGATCACCTAAAGGTATATAAGGGGTAGCAAATGTACCTTGTATCTTTTCTCCATCAAAACTATTGCCATCTTCCATTCTGTAAATATAACCGTCACTTGCACCAAAATAGATAAGCTCAGTACGATCTACATATTCACTGTGTACTACGTAAGCATTTACACCACGTAAATCATTAAATGATATGCCATCCTGTAATTGTGTGGCCGCAATCCCCTTAGCCGAAGCATTGGTGTAACCAGTGTTGTAACCAAATAATCTGTACTGACTTTTCTCACGAATGACCGTACTAGAAAAACCATTTGGACTACTCGTAATCAAATCTAATATTTCATCTTGTATTGGTTTTGATACGGTAGCAAGACTAAAATCACCAAATCTATCTGTGGCTGAAAAAAGTCTTAGACCATCAGGTCCTAAAAATATTACGTCTCCACCTATCTCTTGTATAGTATCTTCCGCAATACAACCTAAATCACGAGAAACTGGTTTTAGTTGAAAATCACCTACGCTACTTCCTGCAATTACGTTAATACTATTTTCACTAAATACAATGAGTTGATCACGAAAAACAATTAACCCTGTGATTGCATCCGCTACGTTTATTATACCACCTCCGCTCGCACTTGTAAAGTCTGTATCGCCGTAAGGAGCAGAAAAAACAAGACTTTTACCGTTTGCAAGAAAAATGTGGTTCTTAAAATTCGTTACAAAGCTAGAGCCTGATGTATCAGTGGGTAAAGAAGATAGTTGCTCAAACGTAGTACCATTAAATCTGTAAGGCTTACCTGTACTATCCACAAGCATAAGTTTTTCTGTACCATCAAAATCGTACTTAAGAAATCGTACCTTACCTGATCCGCCTATTGTGACACCTGCACTATTATACGTAGCATTGTCACTTACTTGTGTCCACCCAGAGCCTGAAGAAAAAAACAAATCATCTCCACGACAAACAAACACTTTGCTGTCATATCGCACTATACCTCTGATAACACCTGAATTTGTTACAGCGTTTGTATCAAACTTAGAAAATCCTTCAACTCGTCTGTAGCCACCAAAGATAGATGGTTCAAAGTTACGAAGTATACGTGCTGACCCCGGAGCTTGAAACCCCTGCTGGTAAGGTGAGAGGTTTGTTATCAAGCCACCCTTGAATTCAAACGAATGGGTTTGCCACCTATCAGGCATTAAACCGCCCTAGCATATACATTTTCATTAACAAGTAAAGTTCTCATCTGTTTCAAACCATCCTCAAACTTACGTAAAGATAAAGTTGCTGATTCAAGATTATCTCTAAACATGTAAGCATGGTACATTGCACCGTCTATGATAACATGCTTAAATCTAAAAGGTATTGTTGGTACATCGTCGTAGGTTTCTAAGTCTGTTGGAAACATAAAAAACTCATACTCGATGGTATAAGCTCCGTTTGGCATCGGTGCGACAATTATATCTCCGTCTTGTGAGCGAACGACGTATTCAGGAACTTGTCCTTTTGTTGCGTCAGGCTCATGTTCTTGATCTATGTATTTGTCAATGTACTCATCGTAACTTAGTTGTTTAAGTTTTCTTGCTTCATTGACACCCAGTGCTGTGTTACGAAGTATACGAACAGTGTCAAAGTCTGTATATTTAGCGTTCTCTGGTAGCGGGTATCTTAGTTCACCAGCAGTCAGAGTGATATCATCTGAGTTGTGATTAAAGGGCCAACTAAAATGCTTTTGATTTATGTCACGAATTGAAGCGTTAAGTGAGTCTTTAGCTTGTGAGTAAAACCCAACAGCCGTTGCAAAGTTACTTAATGTCAACTCTGTTTCATTAAGACGTCTGCATATTTCATTGGTTAGGGAGAGATAGTTATAAGCCATTAGTTTTTCTCCACGACTCTTATGCGAACTTCTTGTTCACGAATAGTTGCATCGCTAGCAGTCATAGTACATACTATTTTATATGTTGTAAAAGCAGTACCACTTCCTAAAACTATTGTAGCGACAGTGTTAGTATTTGTACGACTGATAAGTTGTAGTCCGTTCACAAGCTGACTGTCTGACCACGTTTGTAACACCCCATCAGCGTCGTGTATCTTCCAAACAAGAGATGATATAGTATCTGTGTCAAGAGCCGTACCCCAATCAATAGAGTAATCTAGCTGTTCATCGGGGTCTTTGTCGGGCCATTTAAGAGACATTAAGCTGCCTTTCTTCTTTGCGAACTTGTTTGTGTAGGTGGAACAGTAACAACTCTATGTGAACTTGTTTGTTCTGGTGTAGTGCTTACAGTTCTTTGCGAACTTGTTTGTGTAGGTAGAACAGTAACAACTCTATGTGAACTTGTTTGTTCTGGTGTAGTGCTTACAGTTCTTTGCGAACTTGTTTGTGTAGGTAGAACAGTAACAACATGCCTTCGATCAAATGCTGTTGCACTAAATACGGTAATAACACCTGTTGCTGTTAGTGTGCCTGTTGAGAATGTTCCACTTACTCCTGTTAATGAATGAGTATTTGAGAAGGTAAAGTTATCATTAACAAAACCTGTAGCACTTACACTATTTAATACTTCTGTAGGTTTTTCTTCTACGGTGTTTACCGCACCTGTAGCTTGTACTCCCACTATCGGAGTATTGATATTCTCTTTTACTGTATTGATCGTACCTGTTGCAGATACGCTTACTAATTTTTCTATAAGATTAACGGCTACACTATTTACAGAACCTGTCGCACTTACACTATCTAATACTTCTGTCGGTTTTTCTTCTACTGTGTTTACAGAACCTGTAGCTTGTACTCCTGTTATTGGAGTGTTTATATTTTCTTTTACAGTGTTAACTGTACCTGTTGCTGATACACCTACTGCAGTTACCTTAATAAAAACATTTAAAGTTCCTACTGAGCCTGTAGCACTAACACCTGTAGAGATACGTTCTGTAACATCTACTTCAAAACCACCTGCTGCAACACTAGCAATAATACCTGTGGCTGATACACCACTAATACTAGCGGTAAGATTAACTACACCATATTCAGGTGTTCCATATAAACCTGACCCATATCGTGCAGACTGTGCTATGATTGCCATAGCCTACTCCTTACGCTATACGTATTACAGCGTTTGATGCGTCAGCGGTAGGAAATTCAATTGTTAAGTCACCAGCAGTAGCGGAAACAGTACCACCAAAATCAATAACAGCAATTGCAGAGTTACTGTTTGCTGTGTTATAAATGATACATCCATCAGCAGATACAGTTACGTTACTGAATACCTCATCAGTAAAGTCTACAGTAGCAGTTGTACCAGATACAGCGATAGTTGCACCATCTAGTGCTTGACCACCTGCAGTATAGTTCGTACCGCTTGCTTCGTCAGAGTTACCTGTTACGTTAGAATAGTTAGTTGTAGCAGCACCATATGTACCTGATGGAGATGCTTTAATAAGTGCTAGTTTAAGTGAGTCAGTATCAAGGTCGTGTAAACCACCTAATAACTCTGATTTAAAACTAGTACACATTGCAGTTGTAATAGCCATTTATCTCTCCTTCGGCTTAATTATAGAGAAGTTTGAAAGAACTCCTCTAGGGATACTGTTATATTTACAGCACTGTTTGCACTTGCAAGACCTCGTATCTTATCATTACCAATCAAATACAAAGGATAATCTGTAATCTGTAGCAGTGAGTTTGCAGGTAGTTCAACAAGTTCAGCTAAAGTATAGAACGTTGTTGATGCTGCATCGTACCAATCTAAACTAAATGTAACCAAAGAACTAGAAGCATTGTTAATATATATGCTGTTTACTTCGGTTGTAAATCGTGCAGGCACTGTGTAAATATCTTGGTTGGCTGTTGTTAATTCTAAAGCAACGGTTCTTTTTTTACGTTCAGCCATGCTTAGTTCTCTATATAAATAATATCTAATCCAGCAGATAGTTGAATATTAGCACTACTACTAGAACCTACTGCTCTAACACGCATATCTGTTTTTTCAGGTATAGGTAAAGGTGCTTGATACTGCTGATGATGTACTGTAGAAACAATAGCAAACTTATCCTGTGTTCTAAACACTTTATTTTGTTCTCTAGTCTGAAACTCTGCTACAGCAAATTTATTATTTTGTTCAGTAAAGGCTGTTATATCTGTTTGTAGCAAATATGCAGTATATCCTGCTGGAACAGTCCATAACGCCATTAGAGTTTGATTATGCCCAGAGGAAATACGTGCATACGTAGTACCCCCATTATCAATATCTATGTTATCCGTAGGTTCTTGTGACCCTGAAATAAAAGCACGAAATACTCTTAAATATGTTTGTGTAGTTGTAGCACTACCTGAACCTGCTAGAGTAACAGCTTCACTTACTTCGTTGTAACTTGCATCTAATCCTTGAATAGTGACCTGTACACCATTGTCTGTAGCACCACCACCACTTGTAGCTGTCATAGCAAGTGCACTACCTTGATAGGTGTATACACCACCTCCATCCCAAATATCTTCAATGCTATCGTCTATGTCACTGTTAAAACCAAACTTAAAGATACGTTTGTGTCCATCAACAAGACCACGAGATACTTGTAAGAAGTAAGGATATGATCCTACACCACCGCTAAAAGTAATTACATTTGGGTATGAAGTGATGGACATTTATTTTATTTTTTCCGATTCAAGTTTATCTTTAAGTTTACTAACACGTAGATAATCTTCACGTATTCGTTTTAGTCTTGTTGGGTTTCTTAGATACTTGTCTATCTTTTCTATTTGTCTTTGCGTAAGAAACCTAATAGGTCTAGCGTTTACTGGTATAAATATATTTAAATTTTTTTTTTGTTTTAAGTACTTTGTACACTTTCAAGAACTTCTAATTTTGCGTTTGTTTCTGCTATGTCTTTTAATGCTTGATCTAATACATTTAATGGAGTATTAGGAGCATTAAGTAAGCTTTCTGCATTCTCAATTTTTAGTTTGTATTGAAACGCTAAAGCTTGTGACGCTAGTTTCTTCATAGGTGTACTCCTTTTAAGAATTATACAGATAGATTAGCTAGATGTCAATCTCTTTGTATCTTCGTACGCCTTTTTAATCTCTTCTATAGTTCGCTTACAGCCTATGCACACATTGTCTTTCAACGTACAGACACCCACACACGGACTCAAAATCTTCCCATCCACTTGCCTGCAAACCATGCCATCAATCCTGCAAAGAATAATACAACTATAAAGGCTATTCCGTAGCCTACGTATTCCATCAACTCTTCTCTACGCTTCTCTTCCATTTTTTCTTGATAGCGTCTGGATTTACGAGCTTCGGCTTGAAAGGCTTGCCAATCTTGCCACAATCCGGGGCGACCTAAGTAGATCATCATTTTCTTGAGTTCTTCTTCTTTTTCTTTTATCTGCTCAAGAGCCATGAACTCTTCTAGGTCTGTGCCACCTACACCTTTAGCTTTTTTCTTTTTAAGGTTCTTTTCTATTGCTTCCTTTGAAAATACAAAATCGCTTATATGTTTCGCACATCCACTCAGTTCTTTTCCATTGGACACAAATTGCTTGATAACCGAAAAGGCGGCATTTGCTGCGGCTAATTCTGCTAACATCTTACTTTTTCCTTGTCGGTTTACAATACGCTGTTATTTGTAAGTTAGGTCCTTCCCTTTGTGGTATAGATGCTTGATCATTTAATCTTACTGCAAAGTACAGACATCTATCTATGTTATCGAAGGTTTGTGTTTGGTCTATTATCTTTAATCCCATCATAACCACTAGTACGAACTCAATCACACTGGTACTCCTTGTACCTCCTCATCATTATCTTCTTTGTGGCATTCGCAATTGCACTCTTCGCAGTCACACTCGTAACATTCACACGTTGCACATTTCTTCTTTTCTTCGGTCATATCCACTCCCCATTTTTCATAGCTAGGGATAACTTCATAGCTCTGTTACCTACTTGATTAGCCCATCTTGAATCAATCATCTCTTCACAAGCTAAAGGATAGTTTACTTTTTCTATCGCCATCCACATGTTTTTAAATTTCATAAGACGAGGAACACCCATATTAAATGCCATATCAACAAGCACCATTTGTCGTACATCGCTAAGTTGATTTACAAGTGGCTTTCGTTCT